CATTGCAAACCTAAAAGCGATCAACGCAGAGAATGATGCTCTGCGTGCCCGAGATGCAGTTAGCCGCTCCATCGAAAGAAACCGTGCAAAACGGGCGGAGATTGCTGGACGTGGCTTGACGGGGGAAATGTTTGGCCCGCAGGCTCCGAGTGAGCTATTTCGCTCTATTGGAGCAATTAGCGGCCAAGCCGGTGCAAATGCTACACAACTCATGGGCCGTACCTATGGGGAAATTGCACAACAAATTCGCACTGTTGCGGCTTCTTCGGATGGCAGTGTCCGCAGTCTGCAGCAACAACGTGATGCTTGGCAGCAACTTCGAGCCATCATCAGCCCGCTAAGCGTTGACTACGGAAAGGTTGCCAGGGAGGCCGATCAGGCTATGGCGGCAATCGACCGCCGAATGCAGCGGATGCAGGCCCGCCGCCGTCGCATGAGCGCCATGGAGGCCACTCAAGCGGCTGGCGCTGTCATCAGTGGCGGCATCTTTGGCGGCCCTGAGGGTGCTATTGGTGGTGCAATCGGTACAGCAGTTGGTGGCGTGCCCGGCGCCTTTGCTGGCGCTGCCATTGGTGCGCAGGCAGGAATGATTCGGCAATCGCTGGGTCAGATGGCAGCTTTCACGGCTGAAATCGACAAGCAGCGGATTGCTCTGCGCAATGTGGTCGGCAGCCAAGCTGAGTACGAAAAGAGCTTGCAATTTATTGATGCCACTAGCCGCCGACTGGCGATTCCTCAGGATCAGTTGAACAAACAATTCACTCAACTATCGGCCAGCGTGATTGGCGCTGGTGGCAATGTTGACGCCGCCAAGTTGGCATTCGAGGGGATTGCCGCTGGTATCCGTGGCACGGGTGGCAACTTGAATGACATGGAAGCTGCGTTGCGGGCTACGGCGCAGGTGTTCAGCAAAGGCAAGGTAAGCGCCGAAGAATTGCGGCAGCAAATTGGTGAGCGACTCCCTGGTGCATTCACGCTATTTGCGCAATCCATTGGCAAGACCCCGCAAGAATTGGATAAGTTGCTGGAGGGCGGTGAGGTCGGACTTAATGACTTCATGAAATTTGTGCAAGCATTGAGTACCCGTTATGGCAGTTCTGCAAATGAAATTGCAGCCAGCAGTCAGGCTGCTGGTGATCGAATTCAGGTCACCTTTGCCCGATTGCGAGAAGCGGTTGGGCGTGAGCTGCAGCCAGTTGGCGCACAGTTCCAGGAAATTGTTTCAAATATTTTAATTGAAAATGAGCAAAATATTATCAACTTTGCTGCAAGTATTGCTGCTATCGCTAAAACCATTGCTGATAATTCTGGAGTAATCGTAGGAGGGCTTAAGGCTTTGCTGGGGCTGGGCGCAATAGCAGCCGCAATTCCAATAGCAACAAATGCTGCAGCGGCCTTTGTTAAGGTTTCTGCCGCCATCGCGCAAATGGGTGGCATCGCTGGCACGGCAAGTCTGGCTGTGCAAGGGTTGAAGGCTGCATTGCTTGGCATATCGCCATTTGGCTGGGTGGCGGCGGGAGTTGTTGGCCTGGGGCTGCTTGGCAAAGCGGTTTATGACACCAATGAAATCTTTAGAAACTGGGTTGACAACATTGGAAATGTTGTCGCGGGAGACTTTAAGCGCAGCATGGAGCAAATTAAAGAAGATGGTCAGGCGGCTGCGAGTGATGTCGGACAGGCTTTTGAAAACTTGGGAGACAGTCTCTCTCCGGCTGCGTCGTTTATTCAGCAATTGTTTGATGATGTTTTTGGTTCTGTATCTCAGTCTGGCCAAGTAAGCGCTGAAAATACTGATAGCGCTTGGGCGGACGCTTTTTCAAACATGCAGTCCAATGCTTCGGCAGCATTTAACGGATTGAGTAGTCTTATTGCCAATTGGTGGCAGAATTTGCCTGCGCCAATTCGCAGCATTCTGGGCGGAAATACTGCAGGCCTGCTGGCAGGCGCAGCTCAGTATGCCGCTGGCGCTTCCAGCCGCGCCGCGCAGGGCGGGCCTGTCGGCACTTTTGGGGATACCGGTGGATTTGGGCGCTATGGAGCACCTAGCTCTCAGGTCCGTTTTCGATCCACGCGAACACGTTCTTTTAATTTTGGTCGAGGCACGGGTGCAGGGGACGGCGGTGGCAAGGGTGGCGGCAAGGGCGCCAAGGGGCCAGAAAGTCGCGCCGCTGAATTACGCATTGAATTGAACTTGATGGATCAGCTGCTTGAAGCTGAGTCGTTAATTTCTCAAGCGAAGTTAGCTGGTGATGAGCGTGAGGCCGCAATTCTGCAAACGCTTGTTGCTCAAACGCGATTGGCATCCGAGGCGGCAAAACTTGATCTAGAAAAAATTCCGTCCAAGGATAAAGAGCTAAGGCTTGAAATACTTAAAAAGCAATCAATTCAAGAATCCGCAAAGCTTGTTTTTAGTCTTGCCGAGCAAGAGAAGAAAGCAAATGATGAGTTAAAAAAATCAATGGAAACCGCATCCAAGCAAATGGCGGAATTTAAAGATCGTGCTTCTTTTGAGCGTGAATATGGTGAATTGATTGCGCAGGGGACCTTGCCGGCTACGGCAAGACAGTATCTTGAGACCAAGAAAGTGGTTGAGGAGACAATTCGCGCCGCAGAGGCAGCGCTTGTCAAGGCTCAGGCTGATGGCGCTTCTGCTGATGAGATCGAGCGGCAACGCAAGGAACTTGAAAGAATTAAGGGCGAGGGCAAGGCTGAGCAGGATCGTATTGCTAGCAATGACTCTCCCTCAACAATTATTGGCGCCGAGATTGAAAGGATCCAGGGTGGATTGAATGAGCTGCTTAATGTTGGCAATCAGGTCGTCGGCGCCGCCACCGCGATTGGCGATGCATTTGGCAATGCATTCAAGGGCGTCATTACCGGCAGCGTGAGTGCCAAGGAAGCATTGGCTGGCTTCTTCAGCAGCGTGGCCGAGTATTTCGCTGACATGGCCGCCAAGATGATTGCGGAATGGATCAAGCTGGCGATCTTGAACACGATTGTAAGGATCTTTAATCCCGCTGCTGGCGCTGCAGCCGGTGGAGCTGGGCTCTCTGATTTGTCTGCCCCCGCTTCAATCAATAATCCTCTGGGCGTCTTGAATGCCAACGGCAACGCCTTCGCGCAAAACGGAATCGTCCCTTATGCCAAAGGAGGCATCGTCAACAGTCCAACGCTGTTTAAGTTTGCTCGTGGCAGCGCCATGGCCACAGGAGTCATGGGTGAAGCTGGACCTGAAGCGATCATGCCACTCAAGCGCGGTGCAGACGGCAAGCTTGGGGTTGCGGGGGGTGGCAGTGGCGCAACCACTGTTAATGTCAGTGTTGATGCCAAAGGCACGCAGGTGCAAGGCGACTCTGCACAGGGCGCTGCGTTGGGCCGTGTGATTGCCGGCGCAGTGCAAGCCGAGCTGATTAAGCAGCAGCGCCCTGGTGGCTTACTTTCGGGAGGTAGGTAAAGCATGGCCACGTTCACCTACGTCCCTGACTTCCCGGTGCAAGAAAGCACTAAGCCGCGCGTCAGCCAAGTCGTTTATCCCAGTTACGAGCATCGCACAACATTCGGCCTCAATCCTTTGCAGGACACCTGGGAGCTGACATTCAGTGGTCGCACCAGCGCTGATCGTGATGGCATTTATAGCTTCCTTCAAGCGCGTGCTGGAACCGAACCATTTCAATGGGAGACGCCATTTGGCGAGACGGCAAGTTTTGTCTGCCCTTCGTGGGATACAACGCTTGACTCTTGCAATTACAGCACTATCAGCGCCACGTTTGAATTGCAGTATTTGCCAGAGGGCCCCAACCTGACATTGCCTGCAGAGCCAACTGTTGCATTTTCTTGGATACCAGAATTCTCGGCCAAGCATTCGTTTGATAGCCGCGCACAGGTCACCACATTTGGAGATGGCTACCGCCAACGCATTGCCTTTGGCTTGCAACCGCAAGAGGAGACTTGGACGCTTGCATTTGATAACCGAACAAATGCTGAGCGCAATCAAATCCGTGATTATCTGCGCGGCGCTAAAGGCGTTACAGGATTTGTTTGGACCGATCCAAGGAGCGGTCAAACGGCTAAATTCGTCTGCAGCGAATGGAGTATTCAATACATGAACTTCAATAACAACAGTGTTGGCGCAACGTTCAAAAGGGTATTTGAACCATGAGCGCACCCGCACTGTGGCAAGCTAGTTACGCCTACAACGTCGGTGATGTTGTACAGGCCACGATCCCACCAGCGACGGGCTTCTTTTTCCGTTGCACGGTTGCCGGTACAACTAGCGCGACGGAACCGTTCTGGCCGACGGTCATCGGTAATACCACTGTCGATGGCACTGTCACATGGATGGCGGTCACCATCTTGTCAGGTGATTTTCAGACAGCAAACCCCAGCGCAATCATCGAGCTATTTGAGCTGGAGCTGGTTACTGCGATCCATGGCAGCAACGAGGTTTATCGTTTCCACTCGGGCACCAATTTAGTCAACAACGGTGATGTAATCTGGCGTGGCAATAGTTACCTGAAGTTTCCGATTGAAGCGGACGGGTTTGAATACAGCGGCCAAGGAACATTGCCACGGCCAAAGATTCGGGTCAGCAACATTTTTGGCACGGTTACTGCCATCATCCTCAGCCTGCCGGTTGGACTAGAGGGCGCCAAGGTAACGCGCATCCGCACGCTGGCCAAGTATCTCGATGCCGTTAATTTTCCGGTCAGTGGTGATGTGCTGCTGCTGGAAGATGGCGACATCCTATTGATGGAAGATGGTGGCCATTTCTTGCTGGAGCCAATCAATCCCAGTGAAGATGGCAGCGCTGAATTTCCACGCGAAATTTTCTTTATCGACCGCAAAAGCGCAGAAAACCGCAACCTCGTTGAATTTGAGCTGGCGGCCAGCTTTGACCTTGCCGGTGTGCGGGCACCCAAGCGGCAGTGCATCGCCAACCTGTGCCCATGGACCTACCGCTCCGCTGAGTGCGGCTACACCGGCACCAATTATTTTGACGCTGCAGACCAGTCGGTGCTGAGCGCATCTGGTGACGTATGTGGCAAGCGACTCAATAGCTGCCACTTGCGGTTTGGCCAGAATGCTGAACTACCGTTTGGCGGCTTCCCTGGCGTTGGTACAGTCAGCGGATGACAATGACCTGGCGCGACGCAGCACTAGAGCACGCCAAAGCGGAACAACCCCGCGAGGCCTGTGGGTTGCTGGTGGTCATCAAAGGCCGCGAGCACTACATCCCATGCCGCAATCAAGCGGCAGCACCCGATCAGATGTTTGTGCTGTCAACCGAGGACTACGCCGCCGCCGAGGATCAGGGCGAGGTCCTAGCCATTGTCCACAGCCACCCAAGCACACCACCGCATCCATCACCAGCAGACCGCGCCGCATGTGAAGCCAGCGGCTTGCCTTGGTATATCGTCAACCCCAACCTCGAAGCATGGGGCGAATGCAAGCCATGCGGTTATAAGGCGCCATTGATTGGCCGCGAATGGGTGTGGGCGGTGCATGACTGCTGGACACTGGCGCGTGACTGGTACGCCGAGCAGGGCATCAAGCTACGCGACTGGGAGCGCTGCACCAACCCAGAAGACTTTCAAGCCAAACCGTATTTTGATGATCGCTGG